GCTGCCTTACGATTAAAGATACCACGTTCACCTGACTTAGATTCATACAAAGCTGTCCACTCTCGCATGAATGTACCCATGTCAGGCTTACCTTTGAATGCCACAGAGTTGTTAGCTAATGCTCTCTGTCCTTCATTCTCCCACCATTGACCTGACTTAGCATGTCTCATTTGGTCATCACCTAAGTTAGATAAAGATATCAATGCAGACCTACGTACTCCACCTACAACTACAACCTCACCAATCTTACACATAATATCGTGACACTCAATAGGATACAGTCTTCTACCTTTAGCACCTTCAAACTTCTGAATACAGAATCTGAATAGTTCTTCTAGTGGTGCAGGTCCTGATGCTCTACCGCCAAATGTTTTTAGCCTAGCACCTGCAGGTCTTACCTCTGATACATCCCATGTAGGTATCTGTCCTGCATAGAGTAAGGATATCATCTCTCTTAATGCACGTGCCCAACCAGGTCTGCTATCAGCTACCTTAATTATTGTAGATGACTTCTCAAAGTGCTCATTAACTACAGGTAATTTATCTACACACTCTCTTTCAACAGAGAATCCTACACCTGTACCACACATAAGTATGTACATACATTCATCAAATGAACGTGGGCTATCTACAGGTATGTAGCTACAGTTATAACCACCCACATGACACCTGTCTAGAGCAGGTCCTGATGTCATCAATGCTCTCATGCTAGGCATTGTACCTAAATTCATTATCTGCTCTGCAAGCTTATCTTTTAAAGCTTTAGTAAGGGTGTATGAATAGTTTTTCTTGAGGTGGTTAGACATGTAATCAAAGTATCTGTCTACAGTCTCTCCCCAATTCTCTCTTCTTTGTTCGTCATCCTTCCACCTAGCATAGCGAGAGAGTGCTATAAAATTTTGGTAGTCTGTTGGTAAATAGTTTTGTATCATGTTTATTACTCCGTTATTGTTTTTATGTTTTTAATTCGTGCTCCTTCTATATCATAGAAGTATTCTTGTATGCCTTCTTCTATTTCTATACCTACGTTCTCATCAGCAGGTATGGGATATTCTTCAGGGTCTATCTCCAATGTGAGGAATATTTTAACTCTTACCATCGTAGACCTCGATAAGTTTATTTAGATACCACTGTGCTTTTCTAAGGTCTTCCACACCGTTCTTATATCTAAATCTCCATAGGTACTTAACTATGTTACCTTGTAAATAATAGTCAAACCCACCCACTAACATAGCTTCTAAGGCATCAATGGTTTCAATACCTGCTTTGTTATAATGGATAGGACTATTAACCATGTCCTGTTCTTCGTGTTCAGCTTCTTTAAGTCTTCTTTTCATATAATCCATATACCTTTCCATTATGCGTTTCCTTTAGTATCAGAATCAAATGTTATGTGTACAACATTATCATCAATACCCACTATGTTAGCTTTTGGTTTGTTGTTTTCTTTTACCATATCGTGATAATCTTTGTCAACAACATTCTCAATAAAATCATTTATATCTTCACGAAGATTTCCATCACTTTCCGTTAAAGGAATAATAGCACACATCATCTTACACAAATGTAATACCTGATAGTAATCTTCATCATTCATTTTATTATCAGGGTCAGGTGCAATAGCTACATCAACTGAACCAGTCCACTGATGCTTTCTATCTAGTGTTGGTCTGACTCGTATAATAAAATCTCTTTTTACTATACTAGCTCTTCTACGTTTTTTTACTTTAGTTTCTTTTTCAGTCATCCTCTATCTCCTTGTTATTTTTGTACCATTAAACTTAATAAAGGTAGGGTGTCTATTCTTTCCTTTTTCTTTTAGCCATTCTTCAGGGATAATCCTATCAAAATATCTGAAGCCATGTTTATTACACCACTCTGCATATGTAGACTTAGCACCCTTGCTTAGTTTACTTCTACTGTTTGTGAATACAAATCTTATGTCAAGATTAGGATGTTGTTTCTTTATACATAAATGTTTTTTTCTGTCCGCTGCTAAAAATCTTCCTTTAGTTTCTATTATGATACCGTTGTTTAATATAAAGTCAGGGGTATAGGTGCGATAAGTTAAGTCTTCCCACTCTATCTTAATAGATTCATAACCATACTTGTGTTTATGTTCCTTTAAGTATAAGGAGAGGGCATGTTCTAGCCCACTCCTATATCCATATTTTATAGCTTCTCTGCGAACCTTATGAGGTGACATTAAAATGTTCGCCAAGATATAAATGGATTGCTATATGAATACGTATTAGAGTAACCTAAGTTTTTAAGTTCTTCCTTTACTGCTTCATCAGCTAACTTCTTAGCTTCAATTGCATCTCGCAAACCTGCTGTACGCATTTCACGATATGCTTTCTTAGCTTCAGCTAATTGCTTTTCCATCTCTTCAATATCAGACTTAAGTTCTTCAACTGATTTGCTCATCTTTATTATACTCCTTTCTTAGTTCAACGTAAGACACCATCTTAGGGAATTGTGCCTTAGACATTACTGAAGGTAACTCCTTCAAGTTTTCCCAACAAGCATACTTGTAGCTACAGAAACTACAGCTAGTACCTAGTATCTTGTTGCCTGTAGGCTTACCCCTAAATGTTTCGTCTACAGGTTCAAAGCAACGGTTAAACTTATTCTCATTAACTGTTTTCACTGTTGCTTTAATCTTATCCATTTCTTTTTCAACATCAGCATTCTGTGCTGACACATACTTAAATGAACCATTGGCTTTGTTGATGACCCACCAACCACCAATCTTTTTATTAGATGCTTTAGCATATCCTATAAGTTGACTGACGTAGCCAAAGGGGTCACCATCACTTAATGTTTCAAAGGATTCAAACTTATTATCGTATGACCAAGCAGATGCAGACTTAACATCATCGACTGCACCATCTATAACTAAGTCATACGTGCCTGATACCTTCGTGTCTCCTACATCTAATGATACAGTTTCAGGTTCTTCATACTGTACACCTGCACTTTTAAGTATACCCTTGAAGACTGCTTCAACTATATCTCCTAACATCATGTTCATCATAAAGTTATTTGGTTTAGTTGAAGCTACTTCAGGTTTATTCTTTTCAAACCACAGTTGACAAGTAGGTCTACCTAAATTAGACATACGTAAAGTAAAGTCACCCCTTTTATTATCCCCACCAAACTGCTTCCGCAGGGCATCCATAACGTCATTTCCTACCTGTTGAATAACTTCTTCAGACATAGTAGACTTACCATTTACAGCATCAGACATGTACTGATGTACTGCGAGTTCAGCAGGATGGTTCATTATGCTACTTCTTCTGAATCAATGTCTACAAAATCTTCTACTGTATCCATATCTTCATCTTGCATATGTTTGTTTGCATTCTCACTCCAAGCATTTATAATATACTCGTTGTAATTCTGCACCCAAGCTACGAAGTTGCCAAACTTTGACTGTTCTTCAGCAGTTAACTCTAACACAGTTGTTACATCAAGAGATGTGACAGGTAAGTAAAAGCTACTACCATTAGGTAACTTTCTTTCCTCTGTGTTCGCAGTAACTATATGTTGTACAGGTAGTCTCTTCATCTTAGCAAGCTGACTAAAGATTGCACCTACAGTTTTAAATGCATCTCTATTCTCTACTTCCCATATGAAAGGAATAGTCTCTACTTCTACAGGGTTACCTGCGTTATCTGTAGGATTAGTTAACTCTATAGTACCAAAGACTACACGTACTCTTTTAATCTGTCTGATTAAATCCTGTGTCTTCTCAGGTAATGCTTTAAAGTCTTTAATCCAACCTGAAGGTTTGCCACAGTTGAATCCACCATCGTTATCTTTCAAGTCTATGTTGAGATTATCTCCCATGATAGTCTTAATATAACGATTAGGTTTATCTCCTGTACCCATGATGAATCTTTTATACATGAATCTCTGCATGTATGGTCTTATCTTAGCTGATGTAGCATAGTAAGTTTCTCCATCAGGTATCTCAAGTTTATAAGTACCACCTTCAACTACTTCTACCTTAGTCATCTTACCCTTAACCTCTTCTTCTCCCATGATAGGAGTATGGTTAATTCTTAGTCTTGCTAGAGTACTCACTTGCTTCTTTTCAGAAGTGCTTTCACCTGACATTCCCATGACTTTAGCCATAGCTAAATAGTTGTCCTTATCAATAGTTATTACTTCATTTGTCATATAATATTTCCTTTCTTTCTGTTAAAGTCCTATAGTTATATCAGCTAACATCTTTAGTGTCAAGCCAATTGTTTCCTATTTTTGCTTCTAATAACAATGGTACATTAAAACTTATACCAAAGTGGGTTTCAATCAAACTATTCATCTGTGAATTGACATGTGTTATGATATCTAGTACCTGTCTTTCTTCACTAGGATGAACGTCAATTACGATAGAATCATGTACACTATTAACTACACAACTTTGTATAGGTTTAAGTAACTCATCTATCTTTAATAGAATTAATGGAACTATATCAGCAGTAGCAAATGACTGAACAGGATAGTTCTTTATCTGCGTAAAGTGTGTTACACTTCCATTCCTTCTTCTCTTCACATCAGGAAAAGAAAACTCTCTACCTGATGGTGTCTTTATTATGCCTGTAGTTACAGCTTCTTTAGCCAATCTGGAATGCCATGACTTGATTCCTTTATACTTCTCTGTGAAGTGTGAGTAGTATTCAGCTTCTGCTTTAGTTCTTCCAAATCCTGTTGCTCCATATAATGGTGCAAACGTGTGTGCCTTCGCATCTTGGCGAGAAGTAGGTTGACCTGCATCTGTAATAACTTTAGACGTATACGAGTGAACATCAAATCCAGTAGTGACTTCATTTATAGCTACCTCATCTTGTGATAAGAAAGCAGATACTCTAAACTCTAACTGTGCAAAGTCAGCTTCAAGTATCTTGCCCTCTTTCCAACGTGACACAAACACTTTCTTCACAGGGAACGTACCACCTCTAGGCATGTTCTGCATGTTAGGGTCTGCACCACTAAACCTACCTGTTGAAGTTCTGTGTTGTAATAATCTCACATGAAGCTTTCCATCAGGCTTTAGGTATGTATTAATACCATCAACGAATGATGATAAGTATGTCTCAACTGCACTCAATCTACGTACATCATGTAAGAACTTCTCAGCTTCTTTCATGCCACGTTGTCTTGCTACACCTTCTAGTAACTCTAGTTGTGTCTTGCTTGTTGAGAACCCATTAGCACTTACCCATTTAGGATTAGGTGCATTAAACTTTAGTCCTGCCACACTGCCCACAATATCAGTAAAAGTATGAGCATCCCCATTACAATTCTTACATTTGGTAGTGTTTGCATAAGGTGTTCCATCTTTCTTTACCTTTCTAATTTCTCCCCATCCATTACACTCAACACACGTAGATGCGAGTTGCTTGTAAAGAACTTTGGAATGTTGTTTAATATTTGTACGAAACTCTGAGTCACTCATGTATGGCTCAAAGTTATTTGCCCACATAGCTTTATCATGTGGCTTTCTACTATAGATAACCCAAGATAATTGTTCAGGACTATTAAGATTGATACGTATATCTCCCATGAGTTTACTCACTTGTTCATTCAAGGATACTCTCAAGTCTTTTCTTTCCTGTTCAAACTCTTTCCTAACACTATCCAATGCATTTATATCTACAGTAAATCCTCTTTGATATATTCTAGCTAGTGTAACTGCTACTCTATTTGTTAGAACGACAGTAGTCATAAGTCCACCATACTCAGTAGAGTTTAGCTTTCTATATATCTCATTGCTTAACTCTTGTGTAGCATGTAAGTCAGCAGATAAATACTCTGATAGTTCATCAGCAGGTATCTCATCTACACCAAGACCTTTCTTAAAGTATTCTTTTAATGTATCTTGTTTCTTAGTACTTAAGTTGTACCTTTCTGCACATGCTTCAAGTGATAGAGGTTGCTTCTGTCCACGTTGTAATACATACTCACCTAGCATAGTATCAAACACAGAACCATCATACTTAAAACCACACTCCCATATCCACATCAAGTCATGGACAATATTGTGTCCAATAAGAATGGTGGCTTCATCTAACAACTCTTGCAAGCCATCATAGTTATCTCTGAATAAATACTCCTGACCTTTATCTGTTAAGCAACCTACCATAACTAGCTTGTTGTCTTTCTCGAATGGGTCAAGATGTAATTTACCATCTCTATGTGTGACTGTATTCTCTACGTCTAGTGTTAGCTTCATGCTTCATACCTCGCTGTTCTATAATTCAATTCACAGTGTACACTACCATGCCAACCTGTCAACTTATTTTTAACGACATTCAAATGTCTTTGTGTATCCTCTTCATCTTGCCCTTCTACCTGTGGATTCTTAGCAATCAGAATCATCAAGTCAGCTTCCGCTGCCTTACCTGTACGTGAGCCTTCCATCATAGCTTGGTTCAGTATAACTTTACCTTCAGCTTCAGCAGATAACTGTGACATGTAGAAGACTGCACACTCATGTTGTTTAGCTATCTGTCTAGCATGTACTGCATTAGCCTTTAGTGCTTCATCCTGCCTAGCAAAGCCACCTGTACGTGCAAACTTATCTCCCATGTCTAACAGTACCACATCAGGCTTATATGCCTTACAGACACTCTCAACCCATGCCATATCCCTACCTGTCGCATCCTTAATCTTTATTCTATCTTTGACAGGTGCATACAAGTCACGTGCTTTAGCAGGGTTAGCTTTTATCTCTTTCATTTCCATGCCTGTTGATGCTGTTAAATATCTTGCACCTACTCTGTGATATCCTTCTTCGTTACATAGGATAATACAGTTAGCACCTTGATGTGCAAATCCATTTGGACTAGCAATCAAACTTGCATGAAAGGATGTCTTACCTGTATTAGGTCTAGCACCAATCTCAATCAAGTGTCCTGCATTCACACCTTCTACCTTACGTGTAAGGCTAGGTATATTGAATGTCCATCTAGCTTCTAAATCATTCTTAGCTAGTAAGGTATCTAAGTCAATGTCATCCCACTCAATATTTAAGTTAGGTGTAAAGTCATCACCATAATGCTCAAGTATATTACGTAGAGGTTCAAGAGAAGACTTAGCACCATTGACATAATCAAAACCTAAGTTAGCAATGTCCTCGCCTACAACTTGTTGAAACAACTTAGATAACACTTCTTGTGCAATATCTGTTCCAAGAGGTTGCTCCTTCTTTATTTGGTGAAACAAACTAGAGTATGCTTGCTTCTGTGCTGTAGTCATAGATGGATTGTTAGACATAAACAATGCTTCAATCTCATCAGGTGTTACTGTTCTCTCATACGTACTCATAGCCTTATCTAGAGCACTCTTTATCTGACGTACATCTTTACTAAATAATCTGTCAGGACATTTAGCACCTCTGTGGTCATCATAAAATGATTTATCCATCAGACTTCTTATTAACGATAGTTCCATTTTGTTGGTCTCCTTCTATTGTTGTTGTTGTTGGGTTAGGTTATTTAAATTTTGTATGTCTACATCATTACGATATTTCAAATCATCTGTCAATCTAAGGACTTTAATATCCTTAACATATCCTCGTAACTCTTTTGCAAAGGCTAGTGTCTTGGGCAATGCATCAGGGTCTAGTGCGATAATTGCTGTTGAGAATCGTGAGAGATACTGCTTATGTGATTCTGATAATGACGTACCCAACACAGCTAACCCAACGTATACATCATTGCCTACAACTGAAGCACTCACACAATCCTCAACAACTACTGCTACCTTACCACATCCATATGTGTAAGGCAGACTATTCTTTCCGTATCGTTTCCACTTAGGTAATCTATTTGTAACTGACCT